TCGGAAGCGAACACGGGAGGAGTGCCTGTGCTGTTGACGGTAAAGGCGAGCAGCATGTTTCCCGCCGTGGTCGCCGTGCCGAACGTCGGGTTCACCCCCACACCAGCGTTGGTTCCTTGCACAAAGACTACAGGCGGTGGAGGCGCAGGCGTGCATATGCCGGTGAGCGGCACGTCAAGAGCGCCGTTGATGGCGTTGCTGACCAAGGTGAGCGTTGCCGTATCTGTCTCCACGGTGCCGGGGATGTACTGCATAGTCAAGGCTACACTTGTGCCGGGAGGAATCGTCACCGGGAGCGTGTTGTTAACGCTGAACCCGGCGCTGCCGACGATTGGTACGTCGGTAATAATCACGGTGCCGAACTGCCCCGTGTTGGTGACGTTCAGCGTAACAGAGTTGCCGGTGCCGTTTACGACGCTGCCGAAATCCATGGCGGTGTTGTTTTCACCGGAATTGCCAGCGACGGTAATTTGGCTGCTTGGTTGGTTATATGACATTTTATATCACCCAAAAATTCGTAAGGTCGCTCACAACTTCGTAAGCGATATTCTGTCCACTGAAAGTTATGTTTGGACTGCCCTCAAGCGTGCCGGAAGGCGGGGCAATGAGTATGCTGTTAGAGTCGGAGGAAATCTTCTTAACCCACACCGGAAGCGTGGTAGCGGCAGCCGAAGGCAATGTGATGGTCACATTTCCGGCTGTGCTGTCCACCAACACAATCTGGTTCTGCGCCGCCGTATAGCTGGCGGTCTTGCTTACGATGCTTGGTGCCGGACCAGCCGGTCCAGTTGCACCTGCGGGTCCTGTAGCGCCTGTGGCACCAGTAGAGCCCGTAGGACCAGTCGGACCCGTCGCGCCTGTTGCACCAGTTGCACCTGCTGCGCCCGTAGCCCCTGTGGCACCTGTTGGTCCTGTTGGTCCTGCCGGACCTGTGCCGCCACCGGCTTCTTGCAAGGCGGTAAGAATCTCATCCAGCAAATCCATGTTGGCTGCGTTGACAACCGGGTTGGGTGGCTGAATCTCGCTCTTCTGTAGACCCAGGCTTGTGGTTCCGTAAGTGGTCATGCTTCTCCTTAAAACTTATTGGCAGGGTTCCGGCGTGCCTGCCTGTGTTGCGGCGCTGACCAGTTTATAGACGCTCTTCCGCCGGACGCCGCTTTTACTTACAAACTCAATTCAACCCTCAGTTGCCGCACCTTTGCCTTGGCGGTCTCAAGAGCATTCATATCGGCGCTGTTCTGCTCCATGTGGTCAGTGCAGCCCGGGCAAGCGCAGTCGCATTCGCCGTTCTGGTCGTCGTCCGCGCTGCCATCAAGCCCGTCCTGTGCGCTGCGCTTGTAAGTCGCAGCCACTTCCTCAAGGCTGCGTGCGGTCACGCTGGTAGTGGGATACGCGGGAAATGCCACTGTGGATAAGTCAAAGCAGTCCAAATCCTCGATGGTTCGCGTAGCGCTGCCATCGTCGCCATATGCGACGGACTCCTTGTTGACAATGAAACCGAAAGAACACTGGCTGAGGTCCCCGCGCTTGATTAGGGTGTAGGTGTCGCGCCCAAGCTGCGTATCCGGCATGTCGCAAGCGAACGTAACTCCACGGTCATCTTGCGCAATCGCCAAGGTGCCGCTGGCGGTGCGGCCCAGCAGATTGTCTGGGTTGTGGTTTACAAGGAAGCGGATGTCCTGCTTTTCATTGATAGCGCGGTTGAATGCGCCCGGGGCGACCTTCTCGCGGAAATAGCCCAAATCCACGACTTCGTTGTAGACGACGGCGCGACCTTCGATACGGTTGGCTGGCGACTCCGCTACCCTCAGCTCCGCATTGATTGTTCTGTACTCCATCTTATTCGGCATCTTGTGGCTCCTCTACCTTGGACTGGATAAACGCGATGGCTCGCTTCAGTTCGTCCGCCGCCAAGGTATCGGCTTCTTTTGCGTTCCACTCCGTTGAGCGCATACACATTGTGTCGATGTAGTCGCGAAGTATCTGGGCATGTGGCTCGCTTATTGCCATGTTGCCCGGCTCCTCATATGAACTAAGTTCATATGAGCCCGCGATGCTCGACATGACGGGCATGAAAATCTTCCTGAAATCTGCCTCATTGGGCTTCTTTCTCTTCAGAATTCGCCCGAAAGCATCCCTAAATGTGCTGTAAAACAAGGTAAATGTCCGCGCCTGCGATTTCATCTGCGTGGGCTTCTGACCCGGAGATGGTTCGGCATTTCCGCCTATTCCGCCAGACGGAGCAGGCTTGTTCTGAGGTCCGTCGCCCGGCACTTCATTCGGTCCGACCTCTGGCTCCTCGTCGCTAACCACAATCATGTTGACCGGCATCCACAGCTTGTCCGCCGGGTTGTCGCTATCCAGTTGCTTCTGGTCGTAGGGATTGAGTTTCAATGCCTTGCGACCTTCTTGGATGGACATCAAACCGGCATAGCGTGCCATCTGTATGCCCTTAATCATCGTGGCGTAGTCCGCACGCTCCAACTCAGCGGTATCGAACTTCGCAAAAAACTTCCCCGCCGTCCGACCCAGACTTGGGAACAATTTAGAATTGATTGCCTGCTGCCATTTGTGCAGCCAAGGCTTCAAAGTGAAGGTTAGGAACTCAAGCGCCTTCTGCTCCATGTTGGCTTTCGATTCTTCCTTGCCGCCCGCCATGTGTTCCGGCACTCCAAAGATGGCGCATATTTGAGAACGGTTAAGCTCGCGGGTCTGAATGAGCATCGCGTCCGTTGGGTCGATGCTTGTTTGCTCCCATTTCCAGCCTGCTTCCAAGACGGCGGGCTTGTGGTTGTTGCCCTTGCCATGGGCATCAATCCATGTCCGCATGTTGTCCAGCTTCTGAGTCGGCGTAAGATTTCCGGGCGCACTGAGATAGCCGCCGGGGTTCGCGTTGTTCGCGAAGAATTTGGCGGAGTAGCTTTGGGCTGCGATGTCCGTGCCCAAAACTTCCCGGGCGTAATATTTTATCGGGCTCAAACCAATCAGGCTGTCAATCCCCAAGCCTTTGACATGCACCATGTCTTCCGCAGCGACCCAGCGCTCTTGTCCATTGGGATTGTCATGGGTTTTGTAAATCAGCTCTCCTGCGTTATTGCGGTACGGGAATGTGCTGAACGGCGAACGGAGATACAGACCAAGCACCTGCCCGCCCTTAGACCAATCAATCTCAATATAGGCATTGCCGGTCATCAAGCAATGACTTTGGGCTGCTTGCCGCACATCAGCGGCGCATGACTCTGGATTTGGCTGGAGATGGAGGATATTGAACAGCGGGTGGTCGGTGGCAAGTTTTTCGCCGCCATCAGGCATACGCTCGTAGATGTTCAGCGGCAGGGTGCCGACCGCATCGGAGATTACCCGGACGCAACTGAAGTACGCCGCTACTTGCAGGGCACTCATCTCGTTTACGATTGAACCTGATTCAGAAGGGGGCAGACCAAATACGCCAAAGAAGTCTTGCGGGAAACTTATGATAGCCCCGACAAAATCCCTGAACTCAGAAGCCAGTGAAGCCATCAATTATCCCTTTTTATACTCAAAATCGACAGGGCGAGCAGTTCGACTCCCGCCACGACGAAACCCAGCGGACGATAAACCCATGCGAAGCCCGCTACCATACACACCAATCCCAATATGCCGAAACCTACACTAAAGCGGTTAATAGATGACTTACCCATGGTTCCCCTTATGCTGAGGGCAGAAATAGACGACGTGTTCGCCCTCCAATGAACCAATACAAAGCTCGCCGCACCTCACACAGTTACCAAATGCCGTAACCCCGTTGCCGGAAGACAGCCGGGCATGGCGGGCAACGCCGTTCATCGCGGTGATTACGGCGGTAATGGGGTCAATCTTATTTTCGGGTCGCTCCTTCACCGGGTAGCAGTTGTCGTTCTTGTCCAACTTGCTCATGACATTGGACGCGGCCCATGCCAACACCGGGTCTCCGTTAAAATGGAAACGCCCGTCATATACGGCAGCCTCCAATTCCTTCATGGGGTCGCTGAGGTTCTTGACGTTCTGGTCAACTTGCACCATGGGAATCTTGCCCTGTAGGCGGTTGACCAAGGGAGTAGCCTGCCAAGGGTCAAAGCACA